GAGGGCCATCAATGAACGGTCGTCTACCTTGGCTACGACGAAGGTCTATGTATTCGTTCATAAGGTCTTCTGCCGTTCCATCCCATTCGTTAAGGGTCTTGTGCCAAGCGGCCCCCCAGCGAACATTAACCCCAAGTTCGATAGCAGCCTTACGGATAGCATCAGCAATCTCATCGTACAGGTTTAGTTCCCAACGACCCCCATCTATGTAAGCCATAAGGTCTACAGCTAAACCTTCGAGGTGCTTAGATTTCATCGTCTGGGATGCACCCTTGGCTACTAGGGCTTCTTGCTCTTGTACTGTACGAAGACCACAGATCACTGAGAAGTCTTGCTCAGAGATAGTGATAGCTTTCTCTACGACAGCCACCATACGAGGGTCTACCCCAAGTAGCCTATCTTTACTACGTTTGCCTAACGCATACCCCATTGGTCAGACCCCTCCTTATTCACAAGTGTAAGTTGTGTCGGTTACACAAGTGACAGTGTTCGTTGTATTCGTGCTAGTCACTACCTCTGGGTTAACGATGGTGGCCTCAGCAATGCCAGCCATTGTACCGTTTGTATCAATCGCAACCGCTGCGTTATTATTGCTGCTGTTTATGGCAACGTCAGTGTTGTTCTTGTTTTGATAGGCAGCTACAGCACCATTTACTGCAATCCCTACGCCCTGAGTAACACTTGGGACAATGACTCCAGCCCAAGCAAGGGCTGTGTCACCGTTAGAACGTGGGGCTGCGTGAGATTTAGACCCTTGGCCCTGCATCATCATTGCAGCAGCTACCGCTCCAGTATCACCCTGACGGGCAATCTCTTTGATAGCTTCCATTCGCGCTTTCTCAGTTTCAGCTACAGCGACTTGATAGTCGTAGTTCATAACCACATCGTTCTTGGATGAACAGGCAGCAAGAGTTAAAACGACAGGGATTAAAAGTAAACTTTTCATTATACGATCCTTACTTTAAGGTTGTTTGTAGCCAAGGCAGTAATGCGTACCTTATCACCCTCTGGAACATCATAATCGTAGTCCGTTCCAAGGATAGCACCCTTGTTCAACGCAGCAGCATCATAGTTGATGGCAACAGCATCAGACGTTGGGGCTGTGCCAGTAGATGCAAGGTAAGGCACAACAGCCAAGTCTAGGGTATTTCCAAGCGTGAAGTGCGAACCATCTGTTACTGCGTCTAGTTGGGCTTTGTCCATTTGGTTAGGCGCAACAGTCATAGCCTGTGCAATAGACGCAAACTCGTTGTTTATGGTCGCTGATGTCCAAGTGGCAGAAGTGCTGTAGGGGGGAGAACCTATATCGTACTCGTAAAGGCTAGACCCTATAACATACATCTTAAGGCCGTCTGGCTTGAAGAATGGGCCTCGTGGGAAATTGTCTTGAGCAGAAACACTAAAGTTCTGAAGGAAGGAAGCTGTAGATACATCCCAAGCTGTGCTTAGGTCATATTCATAAACGTCATCTGCAACTTGTCCGACTACATACATCTTATTACCATCTGGCTTGAAGAACACACCCGTGGGAGAAGTATCCTGACCAGCAACACTAAAGTTTTGAAGGAAGGAAGCAGTAGAGATATTCCAAGCTGTGCTTAAATCATATTCATTAACGTCATCTCCAGTACCTCCCACAACATACACCTTAAGTCCATCCGACCGAAAGAACATACCACTGGGAGAGGTGTCTTGAGCATAAACACTAAAGTTTTGAAGGAAGGATGCTGTAGAGATATTCCAAGCTGTACTTAAGTTATATTCGTTTATGTCCACTCCAGCAAGCCCCAGAACATACATCTTAAGGCCGTCAGGCTTAAAGAAAATACCTACTGGTATGTTGTCTTGACCAGCAACACTAAAGTTTTGAAGGAAGGAAGCTGAAGAGATGTCCCAAGCTGTGCTTAGGTTGTACTCATTGACATCATCTCCGGTGTTTCCCGTGACATACATCTTAGTGCCATCAGGCTTAAAGAATACATCCGTTGGGACAGTGTCTTGGGCCGACAAGTCAAAGCTCTGAAGGAAGGATGCTGTAGATACATCCCAATCTCCCACAGCAACCCCAGCGTCACTATTATACTCCCAAGTACCTCCATTGTTTCTCACAATAGGACGCACCCCATCGCTGGCTTTGGCGATAGACCATGTAGTACGATCATCAGTAGAAACTGCGTAGTAGACCTGCCCATCGTTATCAGCATCGTCAGCGGTCATGCTATTGATGTCAGTCCAGTATTGGCTGTCGATCTGGCCTGCGGATGAGGTTATTGCAGGGAGGTATTGGGCTGTGGGTTGAGCAAAGCTACCTGTGTCGTACTTTACTACTGAGTCAGTATATGAGCCATAAACCGTTGTAATAACAAACATTATATCGCCTGTTTTACTGAAAGAGATACCCTGACACCGTGACCCTACTAAAAAGAATTTAGAGTATGACGCTGTGGAAACATCCCAAGCGGTGCTTAGATTATATTCATCAACACCTGCGCCGCCTTCAGCAGAAACATACATTTTTAAACCGTCATACTTAAAGAAAACACCTGTCGGCTCAGGTTCCTGAGCGGATACGGAAAAATCATGTACGAAAGACATAGTTGTAACATCCCAAGCTGTGCTTAGATTATACTCATCTATTGCCCTCCCGACATTCCCTACAACATACGCTTTTAAGCCATCCTCCCTAAAATAAAGTCCCCATGGACCGCCGTCTTGAGCAGCCACATTAAAGCTCTGACTGTAGGATGCTGTAGAAACATCCCAAGGAGTGCTAAGAGACCATTGACCAACTTCGTCAAGAGTAAAGTCACAAATATACATTTCACTTCCGTCAGGCTTGAAAAACAAACCCTGTGCAGCAGTGGTTCTGCCGTGAGCATAAGACTGAACGAAACTCATTGTGGAAAGATCCCAAGGAGTGCTTAAATTATACTCATATACTCTACTATAAGATCTGCCTATAAAGTAGATTTTAGTGCCGTCTGGCTTAACATAAAGGTCTGTTGGTTCTGTGTCTTGGACTTGAATACTAAACGCTTGAGAAAAAACTGCACTAGAAACATCCCAAGTACCCTCCGAAAGCTCACTCAACGTAATCCCATTAGTCGCATCGACATCAAGCCCAGACAACGACCAGTTGCCAGATGTATAGCTTGTGGAACCAAAGGTTGACACAAGAACGTAACCGCCGCTAGTATCACTAAGAGTAGCCTCACCACCGTCATCCACAAAGATGCGCTTGCCTACGTCTGAGGCTGAGAATGAGCCTGTGCCGAGGGTTAAGCTGGACATGCTGTATTGATCTACGTCTTGACCACCAGCGCCAACAACGTAAAGCTCAGAACCATCTGCCTTAAAGAACATGGAGCTTGGGTATGCAGACTCTTGAGCAGATACGCTAAAGCTAACACTGTTATAGGAAGCTGTAGAAATATCCCACGCTGTAGTTAAATCATACTCGTAGATGGTATCATTCTGCGCACCAGCAACATACATTTTATTGCCGTCAGGCTTAAAGAACAAGGCTTGTGGATTGTTTTCTTGAGATGCGACACTGAAGTTCTGACTGTAGGATGCTGTAGAAACGTCCCAGGCTGTGCTTAGGTCATATTCGTTTACGTCATCACCAGTGCCACCAACAACATACATCTTAGTTCCATCAGGCTTAAATGAAAGTGCAAGGGGCGTTAATTCCTGTGCAGCCACACTAAAAAACTGCAAGAAAGACGCAGTAGAAATATCCCAAGCTGTACTTAAATCATATTCGTAAACACGGTCATTAGTAATTCCGATAACATACATCTTAGTGCCGTCAGACTTAAAGAAAATATCTTGCGGGCCAGTATCTTGAGCAGATACACTAAAGTTCTGACTGTAGGATGCTGTTGATACGTTCCAAGCGGTTGAGAGGTTGTATTCGTTAATATCTTGCCCAGCAGACCCTAAAACATACATCTTAGTTCCGTCAGTGCTAAAAAACACACCTGTTGGGGTTACATCTTGAGCAAGCACACTAAAGCTCCGCAAGAAAGAAGCACCCGAAATACCCCACCCCTCAAACGTCAAACTCGTAGCAGGTGCTTCATCATACAACTCATAGTTGGACGCAGTAGCACTAACATCCCACGCACCCTTAGAGGATACACCAGTTTGGCCTATCTCTTTAGTCACAGCAACAACTGCTGTGGGGCTAACGCTGGATGACAGTGTGATCGTGGTGCTTTCACCAGAGGTAAATGACTTGGTGAGTGTGCCAAGGGTGGGGTCAGCACTAATCCCAAGGTTAGCAATAGCAGCAGCAGTATCTGTCAGATCACTAAGGTTATTAGCAGCAAGCAAAGCACCATTAGCATCAAGAACAGCGGCTGTCCAAGCAGACCCATTGTACAACTTAAGTGTCCCACTACCAGTGTTGTAGTAGATCATCCCACCAGACAAAGGATCACCATCGTTATCTGTAGTTGGATCAGAAGCCTTTGGCCCAAGGTAACGATCATCAAAGCTATCAAAGGATGCAGCAGCACTAGCAGCACTTGCAGCAGCAGCAGTTTCTGAGCCAGAGGCGTTAGTTTCAGATGTTGCAGCAGCGGCTTCACTAGCAGCGGCGGCAGTCTCACTAGCGGCGGCGGCGGCCTCAGATGCAGCAGTTGCAATCTCAGCAGCTTCTACAGCATCACCGAGGTCATCAAGTTGAGTTCCAAAGGTATCCAATGCGCCCAGAAAGGCATCCGCTTCTGTTGCAAATGTATCTGGTCGTGAACGACTAGGAGGGGTCGGTAGTGGTGTTACTGGAGGAATAGCCATGTGTTATACAAGTCCTTCTACTTCGATAGTTGCATAGGATAGAGATGGTGTCGAGAGGTTAATGTTAAAGTCTTTATAGTAGCCATAGATAGTTGTACCAAACTTTTCTGTGTCAGTCCCTGCGAACCAAACTACAGGTGTTGTCCTAATCTCAGAGAGGATGCTCTGGACACGACGAACAGCGTTAGTTTCAAGTACAATGTCATAATCAGCTAACTGGGAGAAAGCCCTTTGAACAATAATCGGGTTGCCAAAAGTATCTCTTTCCTTTCGGCTGTAGTCTTCAATAGAAACTGAGGTATTATAGCGTAAAGCCCCAAGGTCAAGATAACGACCAATAACGATTTGGCCTACCTCTGCGGTTGAGCCTGTTTCAGTAATTGTCGTTGTAACTGTAGGTGAAGTGTACGGTGGTAAATCGTTAAGAACCAGTTCTTCGAGTTTTCGCTGGGGTTCAAAGAAGTAGGTGTACCAGTCGATTACATAACCGTTGTCAATAAGGTCAAAGGTCTGATTGTAGTATTCACCTTCTGTTGCATCCTCTAGTTGAACTTGCAAGGTTGAGGCATCAAGGTTAAAGAAACCTATAGATGTGATAAGTTCATCAGTTGGGTCAAAGACGTACTGAATACTGTTAGCTTCACTTACCTGTGCTGTAATCTTCTGGTCAAAAGCCTTCCAACGATTTGTCGCTGAAACCTCTAACCACCAAGTACCGTCATCAGTTGTAGGGTCATTGCCCGTATTAGAACTCTGTACACTCTCATATACCTTGTGAACTGTCGTGTTAATAACACGGTCTCCCAAAGCGTAGGTTGTACCAGAGGCCCAAACTGGGTAATCATCCTCTGGTACGGTACTAGAGGTCAGGATACTATCTGTAATAGTTACAGGTTTAATAATCCTCATCTATTAAGTCCTTTCTGGGGGTAGCCCATCAAAGTCAAACTTACGAAGTGTGTCACTTGTACGTTTACTATACTTGATAAGCTCAACGAGAGACTGACGAACAAACGTGCCTTCCTCAGAGGTTGAACCCTCATTGCTGTCAGAAGGAATTGCCTCTGATGAAAATGTTGGGCTACCGTTAACTACCATTGGCATTGCAGGGGCAGAGATATTAGCAGGTGAGTTAATACGAGCCATAGCAACAGCCTTCTGGTAGTCAAACAGAGTAGCAAAGTCTACTTCGCTAATACCGTCCATGACTTCTTTGGCATCCTCAAGTTTCCAGATCATCTGCTGTAATGCCCTGTTGGTAGGATCAAGTGCTTCAAGTTCAAGACGACGAAGTTCAGCAGTGTTACCTTGCAACTCAAGGAGTTCTTTCTGAAGACCAAGACGTTCATCTAGGATGGCCTGTTCAGCAGCTTCAGCCTCCCTCCTACGGCTTGCGGCAGCTTGTGCAGCAGCTTTTGCAGCAGCGGCTTGTGCTTTAGCAGCAGCCTGTGCTTTACGTTGAGCTTCTTCCTGACGAGCCTTCTCCTCAGATGCAATTTGATTTTGCAAGCCAAAGATTGTGTTCAGGGTTGCTATAGTTTCCCCGCCATAGAGGGTCTCAAGTTCCTCCATAGTACCACTTTTGAAGATACGCTTGACCTCTTGCTCAGGGGGGACGTAACCAAATTGACTCTCTTGCACCAGCTTCTTCTGGTAAAAATCAAGTTGTTCACTTGGGTCAAGAAAGTTGCTAACTAGTGTTTGAGTTTTAGATACGAAAGAACCTTGACCACCCGCAGCGGAAACGAGACGACTTGCAGCAGCAGCAGCATCAATCGAAGCACTAAGTGCAGTACGACCGAGATTAGCGAAAGCTGAATTTACCGCAGAAAGATCACTCGACAACCTCGCTAGAGTTTGTGTTGTCGTTTCACCCTCAATTCTAAATTCTTCAAGCCGAGGTACAAGGTCAGCCATTGCATCAGAGATGTTGGCAAACTCTTTCTGGATAGCAACGAGAGACTCTTCTTCTGATAGACCCTTGAGAGACAGCTTGAACTGGTAGCTAAAGTCATCGAAAGCATTTGCACCAATACCTAGAGTATCGGCGGCATCAACTATGCTTTGTTGTATGTTACCGATACCTTCAATGAGTGGGTCAGCAACCTCTGCACTTGCAGTTTCGTAGGCTGTTACCTTACTACCTTTCAGTAGTCCAAACAAACGACTGCTCTGTGTCTTCTTGAAGGTCTCTATGGCTACGTCAAAGCCTTCAACAGTAGTTCTCAGGCCACTGTCGAGGAGCTTGGTTTTCTTAGTGAAGAGACCTATGACTACAGCTACAGCGGCAATAGCTGGAATTGCAGCGCCTATAGCACCCATGCCACCAACAGACCCACTCATTAGCCCACCAAGGTTAGCAAATGATGCACTAAGGCCACCGCCACTGAAAATACCACTCATTCCACTGGCAATACCACCAATGCCACCAAGTAGACCTGTGCCACCGCCAAAACCTCCGCCAGCGCCAAAGCTACCTATCATACTCCCAAGAGGGCCACCGAAAGAATTACCACCAACACCAGCGACTTGACCAGCAGCAGCTTGAGCGGCAAACCCTGATCCACCTAAGCCCAACGACAACATAATCTTGTTACGAGCGGCAGTTGCAATCATCTGTGCAATCATCGACTTGAAGGAACTTACGATAGAACTAGCGAAGCTCTTGAAGTCTCTTAGGCCACCAGCTATGAAGTCACCGAAGGCATTAGATACTGATTCAATGGCATTAACCATTGGGCGTTCTAGTTCCTGACGAAGTTTCTCAGCAGCACTTTCGGCATCTGTCATACCCGTCTTTAAGTTCTTAGTTTCCTTTGTTACACCTTTAAGCTGTTTTCTAAACTCATCTAAATTAGTGAAATCCCTTGGGTCTCCGCCACGACCCCCAGCATAACCTGAGTCTCCAACTTGTGTTAGGGCAAGCCTAGCCGCTTCTGCTGCGGCTATACCTTCTACAGAACCTAAGACATCATCATACGCAACCTTCATATTAACGGCCTCAGCCGTTGCCCTTGCGGAAGTTCCGACCACATTCTCTAAATTAGCAACAATTTTAGTTATCTCTGGCGGAACCTTCCCAAATTCAAAGTTCATGCCCTCTATAACCTTAAGTGCCGCAAGGGAGGTATCTCTTATCTCCTCTATTGACTGAGATTTGTTTACAGCAGAAAGTGCATCGTTCAAAATATTTATCTGGGAAGGAAGTAATTTTAGAGATTCGCCAGTGCTGTCTATTTTATCTTGAAGTACACCCATAGCTTCATTAGCTCTCAGCATTTCCTCAGCACTAAAGAACTTAATTTCTTCTTCTGTAGGTGCAATATTGGCAATTTGACCCTCGAGGCTCTTTATAAGAGCGGCTGCATCAGAAAGCTCTTGATTGAACAGGGATGTATCTGTAGTCAAGGTCTCCAACGCCCTGCTTACAGCAACACTTTGAAAAAACCCCGCAAGTCTTTTCATCTGGTCTCCCAGTGAGCCAAACTCCTCCCTAAGCTCCTCCGTACTCATCAGACCTAACTTAGCGGCACTCTTATAATCATTTAGTGCGGAGGTTAATTTATCCAATGAATCTTCGGATTTATCTACGCCACCCTTCATGTCAAAGAACATTCTTGCCACCGCTGAACCGATAGGAATTATGACACCAAGAGCAGCAGATAAGGCCACAGCAGCACCAACGGTTAATCCTAGGGGGCCAGCAATCATAGGTAGAATACCGACTAACTGAGAAGCCTGTTGACTAAACGCGACAAATGCACTTGTTCCACCTTGCACCTGTACAGCAAAGTCACCGAACTGATAACCCATCTGTTGAATAGCCATGTTTGAGCCATTCATTCTGTTCTTGGTTTGATGCAACGCAGCATTTTGCTTTTGTGTAGCAAAAGTTGACCTCTCTTGCCTCACAGTCAAATACTCTTGTACCCTTGCGAGTCTCTGAGCGGATTCAGCAGCTTTGTTTTGAGCTACAGTCTGATTAACCATAGCGTTCTTATACTTGACGACAGCACCGTAAGCCTGATTGCCTGTCATTCCAGTAAGTCTCTTTAGCTCTCTTCCGTAAGCTATAAGTGCCTTCGTTTGACGATCCTGAGTCACAGTTCCAGCGACTATCTCCTTAGATAGTTTAGCTAGAGACTTCTCCATTCTCTCAACACCAGTAAGAGCCGTTTTAAGAGACTTACCCTTGTCAACGACTTCATATTGGATTTGAATAAGATCAGCCATTTGCTTCCTCGCCAGTAGTTTTAATCCAGAGGTTGTCCAGAGACTTTATAATAGTAACTTCCCAAGGGGAAAGGTCTACACCTGTAATATCACACCATGCTTTAATGATGTCGTAAGATATTGGGTTAGGGCCACTCATACCGTAAGTTCTACCATCGTGTAGTTCTATAAAGGTAGACCATAAGTGGGAAGCTACGTCAGGGAAGATTGCATCAGCATTAGCTTGTTCAACCTCTGCTAGTTCTTTGCCTAACTGTTTGGCGACTTGGGCTAGGTGGTCGGCCTCAGTAGCTTTACCTTTACTACCTGAGACCTTCCTACCCATCTTAAAGGAATACTCAGCGTACTCCTCAAGTTCAGCCCTTACTTGTCCAAAAAAGCCTGAGCATCACCCAAGGCAGCATCCACTTGCTCACGAACCCAAGGGAGTGCCTCAAACACTTCTCGTACCTTAGCTTCTGTGCAATCTGGTTGTTCACCACCAAGAGTGATATTCCATCCACTCACGCACTTTACCAGAAGGTCTAATGCGGATGCTTCAATTTCCTCAGCAGTGAGGTTGAGCTTACCGCCAGTCCGTTGCGCTTTCATCAAGCGGCGGTTCTGTTGAGCGTGAGAGATAGTTTTGTATTTCTTCGAGTATGGCCCATGTACTGTAATGGTCATCTCTGAACGATCCTCATTAGTTAGGATTTCAGAGTTAACGGGGTTGTACAGGGTTACATCTGTAGTTTCTTTTGTAGTACCAATGTTCATCAAGTCCATATCGGGATTCCTTATGATGTGTTGTCGAGATTGTGTCAGGTGATTGGTAGAAGTGAGCGGGAGCCTCACCCGACAGAAACCCCCGCTCTACCCTAGCTAGGGATTACGATGTGCGGGTCATCTTCAAGTTAGTACCTTCAACGCTGTCGTACAGTGCAACGAATGGCAATGTAATCAGGCGAGATTGAGGGTTTTGAAGAGGAACAGAAGCACCATTATACTTTACACGAGGGAACTCAAACGTGTATGTGTTTGCACCTGTAGGATCATCAACAGATACGCTGATTGAGCTTTCGGTTTCATTCAAGAACTTGTTGATGAGTGTTTCATCTTCGTAGTAAACTGTCATTGTACCTTCAACAACAGCACGACCAAATTCAAGGGATTGTGCGTTATCAGCACCAACTACGAAAGTAGGGGCGAGGGAGTTAGCTAGGCTAAAGTCAATCGCAGTAACGATGGAAATGCCTGAGCCACCATCTGTAATAGTACCTGAGTAGCTATCGAAAGGTGCGTTAGTGGACGATGGTGTTGGGGAGCCACCAGTGGAACCTGTTGTACCAGCCTGTGTCATACCTTTGCCAACCATGTCGAAAGTCGCTGTGACCATCTGGTTAGGGGCAATGGAGAAACTGGCGGTAGATACAGCCAAACCTGTGAACAAACGGAACTGAGCGATGTCGTTAGCTGCATCTTCCATTGTGAAGTATTTGGGTGTAGTACCAACCTTCAAAACGTCTGTAGCGTATGAGTTAAAGAAAGCTGATTCCATAAGCTCGTCGTAGTCGCCTTTACGAAGATCAACTTCGATAGAGCCACCAGCTTGCTTGTTACCGTGGCGGTCAACTCGTGTCATACGGTCGGCTTGGATTTCATTACCTTCAACACGGTCTTTGGTCAAGTCCAAGGAGTGTGAGTTAATAGGAAGGTTAGCGAAAGTGGGTGTAGATGGCGTAGTGCCGAAAGAAGTCTCTGCGATGTATGCGAGACTGGAACGGCTACCTTGTGCAAAAGCCATGTTTATTCTCCTTCAAGAATAGTATTAGTATGTGTGGTTTTCTTAGCCTTGGGCTTTTCCGTGCAGGAAGGGTCAACAGCCTTAGCTACATTAGCGGGAACCTCATCTCCGATGAAGTATGTCTTGCCTGAGTAGACAAAATTCTTAGTTGCTTTAGTCATAGTGGTTCTTTCTTTATGAGTAGATATACCAGCCGATATTAACTACCGTGTAATACCACGGACTATCTACAAAGCCATTATCTCTCTCAGCGTAGTCAATAGAAACTATGAAAGTCTCAGCTTCACCGTTAGTAAAAGAAATGTCAGTCGTGGCTTCAAAGGCTGTCATAACCTTGTTGGCTATATCATCAGCAGTAGCGGGGCCATTACCTTCGGGTGTGTAACAGAATACACGGAAGACACCTTGATACCGTTGTTGTGGATTTAAGCCTCGTACAGCGGGTCTACGAGACGTTGGGACAAAGGACACCTTAAGGAAGCTAGTGCCTGTCTGAGGCTCAAATGAGACGTTCTCATAGGCTATTCCAGTGGGTAGTCCAGCGGTGTTAGCTAAGTGGCTCTCAAGAGCGGCACGAATGTCATTATAAATACTCATCCGAACTTATCCCTAATCTTTGTGAAGACATGGTAGCCTGAGCGTTTCCAGTTAGCACCATCCTCGACATCTCTAGCGTGAGGCGCACGATTTTTAAGAGTGAACCTAGCGTTACCAGACTCTAGCATTGCCTCAA